ATTATTCCACTCGCACCAATCTCCACACAAAGTATCACCCGATTTAAAATCCAAGTTATAATAAAAATCTTCTGTCGATCCACTGGTTAAAGTGTAAGATGAATATCCAATATTCGAGTTGGACTTTAAATTATTACTATCCCAATATAAATTATTTCTTTCTGTAATATTAAATTGCCAACCTTCTTTAACTCCTGTACCCTGGGTTGGCTTATTGAAATATCCAGAATATCCTTTGTTTATTATTGTAAGGAATATTTCGTTCAGTGGTCTTTTTTGGTTATCCAATAAATTATCAATATTCAAATCGTAATTTGCCGTAAAAGTATAGACACTAGATGCGTTTTTTTGCGATATTCTTGAAATATTATTAGGAGTGAGAGAAGAAAATTCAAACTTCTTGTTTGCGGTAAATGGTACTTCTTCGAACCCTGTTTTCGTTACAGCAAGATCATTAACATTAGTTATAATCTTATGCATCTTTACATAATATGTCGATTTGGATTCTCCTGAATTTGTTATATCAACTATTTTTTTAAATGTTCCTTTGGAGTTATTCGCAAAAGTAGTTCCAGTATATCCAACATCTGTCATGTTGAATATGTAAAGAGATGATCCAAACGTTCCGTCTCCCAAAGTGTTGACTTGGAACACACGATTCCCATCGTAATCTATCGATAATTCAACGTAATCACCAATCTGTAAATTGTGTTCTGCAATACAAACGAAAGAAATGTAATTTGTTCCTCCGAACTGTAGATTTTTTACAACGAACGGTATACCGTCTCCCGATAACCAATTCAAATCATTAATACCATCAGTCCAAAACATTTCTTTAGTGTAATTGTTACTGTGAGGTAAGCTCAAATAATAACTCCAATTGTAAGTGTATGCACTTTTGGCAACATAAGTTATATGTTGATCTTGAATGTTTGGTCTGGAAAATTCAAACTCATAGTATTGAGGGAATCCCCTCCAAATACCACTCAATAAGGACCTTTGTGTGTCCACATAATATAGGTTATAGAGAAAAGGAATGTATTCAGTAGTTCCTGTATAGGTATTTTCGTAAATGGGACTTACTTTGAACGTTGGTCTGAAGGTGGTAGATGCTTGTCGTTCGTCGTTAAATAAAACTGCAAGGTTTACCGAAGCAACTCGATCATACTCTGTTAGTTCGTTCTCTTTTGAATTAAAAGACACTTGAAGACTTTGGTCAACAGTTGGCGCCGATTTAAATCTCAGTCTACTTGGTACTATGGTCGTTGGTCCCATCATTCAGTTGCAACATATTTTTTTATAAATCTATTCATGGAAGATTTACCCACTGATAATCCAAAGTAAAAATGATAAGGCAATCCTACAGTAAAATATGTGTTGAGATTTACCGGATCATAACTTGGTGAATCACTCGTATTTTTATCACCTTCGAATTGATATGCTTCAGCCAATGTGCCAGGTTGAAATAATACGTTACTTCTGTTGTAAATGTATCCCCTCATGAAATCAGCCTTTGGGTTTTCACCCATGAAATAATTTGAGTTTATGTCAGTTCTATTAAATCTTTGATAAAAACTTTTTTGTATTGTGTTAGTTTTCCACTCATTCTTTTCAGTACCAAAAATTGAATTACTATCTTTAGTGGTCCAAGCATAATACGGAATCATTTGTGAGTTACTACCCAAGTAATCGTAAATTGCATTATTGTAATCCACATTGTCGTTTCTAATCAATCTCCTTGGAGAAACCAAATCACGTGTTTGTGTCTCGGATGAGAAGAATATTCCCATCACAGGATTCTCACTCCTATCCTGGCCTACGTAGAAAGGGTTATTTACATTCGTGCCTGATTGTGCGGTATATGCTTCGAAATTAAATTCCTGAACACCTAACTCCGAATTGATAGAAATCATCTGTGCATAATCACCGTCTATTTTTGATTTAACTCTCGTAAAAAAAGAATTTACTGAACCATCTCCAAGACCAATAATGTCAGCTAACCAGTTTGAGTTGACCTGTCTTGATACAATAAACAAACTCAATATGTCTTGTGGGTTGTTGAATGAAGTTGTAGGTATTTTATTAATATTATATCCGTAAAAATCTGCATTCAAGGTAACCTCTTGGGTGAAAGCATCTCGTGGTCCCATATCCATTATAGTGGTTGGAAATAATATCTCTTTCTCATTTCTCGTTCTTCCACCTGTTCTCTGTTTACCAACAAAATTCGATCCAGTATATGGTGATGAACGATAATAGAAATTATTAGTTGGATTATGTAATAATACAACGTCATTACAATATTCGTTGTAAGGACCATTAGGATCAACAGGGTCTTTAGGTGATTTATAGAATCTTAGATTTCTAAATGGAAAATGGTATAAAACTCCATTGACCCAGTTATTAATAAATGTATGTCCGAAAACACCTCTACAAGCCGCAAAATTTATTCTTGTTCGAGCTTTGAACTCCCCAAGTTGTTTGAAATCATTTGGGAGGGATAGAATAACCTTACTAACAAAAACATAACAACCTCCTTTGATTACAGTTTTCTTATAACAATTATCTGTCCTTGGGTAGACTCCAAAACTTTCGGAATCTCCTGAGTAACACTTTAAGGGTACTAATCCTTGACAACTGAATGTACTCGCAAATTGTTCCTCATACTCACTTAATTCTTCTGCAGCTTCGTTGATTAGAAATGATGATCCTTCAGTATCGTATGACTCTACTATTCCTTCGTCAGATATAAAATAAAACGCAAAGTTTGTGTTTTGGTGTAATAGGTAGGTATTATTCAAATATCCTGATCTTGATGTGGACGTTGGGAGTCTGTCGGTTCTCATCACAATCTTTTGTGTGTTGGCCTGAATATCCATTGTTGTTGCTGTGGAATATACTGGTGAAAAGTAAACATATCTGTCATACCTCAAAGACGCTAATCCTTCTTCTAAACTTCCACCAACGGAAGCAAAGAAATATGACCCACCCTCCACGTATTCATCATTCCAATAACCGTTCATTTTTTTTCCTTGTGACCATGGTTGGTTACTATAATAAGATCCGAAAATTATCCAATATGGGTTCCAATCCGGTACTCTTAAAGGATTATAGTTTGGTTGTAAACTCACGATTGGATATTCCGATGTTCCGAACACATTTACCGTATTGTTGGCCTTGACATACGCACCATTATCTCCAGTGTTGATGTTGATTTTAGAAGGAGTTAAAATAGAATAGGTGTTAGTCGGAGATACCTGAAAACCGTTGTTACCAACTTTGGTTGAGTCCAAAGAAGAATAATTCGTGTGCATGTTTGTTGTATATCCCGAATAATTTGTACCGGTATCGAAAATATATGAATCGAAGAAAATGGGATTATTTTCGTTGGAGGTATACTCGTCATGTCTTGGTAAGACTAATCCTGGTTGAATTGGCACGTTCAATTTATATTTAGAGGTTACTTGTACAGTGCCGTATTGTTGTCCACAAATTCGAGATATATCTACGGTGGTTGTTTGTCTTGTACTATTAGGATCAACTCCTCTTTGTAAAATAACAACTACCACTTCCTTATTGTCAGGAATATCGAAAAAGGGTCTTGTCACATTATTTGGTAACCATGTTTTTGCTCCTTGTCCAAGACCAAGAAATCCTGTTCTGACGTGATGTTCCTCCCAAGTATACATTGAACCTCCAATGTATCTCTCATTCAAACTTCTTTGACCTGAATATATTGATGGATTCAATGATGCGAAGTTTTGGTATGTCATCGCAGTAATAACCTGAAAATACTCACAGTCCGACTTAGCCTTTGCATACATCAAATATTTTGGTTGTGAACACGTTGCTGTTGTGATAGTTACTCCCTCATATGGAAATAAATCATTAACACAAATCGTTCCTGTGGTTGGTGTGTCTCCAGAGTGATAGACTCCATCGCAATCAGTATAATACCAAAATTCACCATCCAAAACAGTTGATACACTACCAACCCAACAATTTTGTACTGTATCCGCACTTTGATTTACAATATATTGTTGACTTAATGATTGGTCAGGAAAATCTGGATTGGCATAGTTAACAGTAATTGACCTTAAGTTTTTCGCATATCCTGTTGATGAAGTGAATCCCGAAAAGTTGGTAGCAGCTTGACTTAGGTTAGGGTCCAATGAATTGAAAGGATTTTGGAAGGTCATCATCCTACCTGTAACAAATTCTTCGGCCGAAGCTGGATCACAAAGTATTGTAATTGTATTGTCATAATGATACAAACCTGAATTTGCACTTATGTCAGAAGCAACATAAGTCCTAACTTGGTTCCAACCTCCCGTGTAGTTGAAATAATTGGCTTTCATATTGAACAAATTCAATCTTTCGGAAAGTGTCAAGTCCATCGAGTTTACAGGTCGATTGGTTTGATCCCCCACAGGCATCCATATGGTTGCTGGTGTCCTTTGTCCTACTATACCTTGATTGTTTCCCGCAATTATTCTTTGCAAGTTTTGTTGTTGAGCCGCCATGGGATTCTCAACAGTCTGTATTCTACAAGCGTTACCTTGATCTTCAGGACTGAAGGTTGTAGTAGAATAATAACTGAACCATGGGTCGTCTTGACAATATTGTTCATCAAACATGTTCCCATATGAAACTGGATTCGGTGAATCTATCAAAAGGGTGAGAGATGTTGTTTTCAAAGATTCTTGGATAAATGCGGTAGTGCTCGCATTTTCCTCGGGGCTTTCTTCAGTACAACTACATAATTCACAATCAGGGTATATTATGGTAGGTAATGAAATATTTTTGAATGGATTACCTAACGAATTAAATATGTCTCTGAAAGATGGTGGTTTCGGGCAGTTGATATTAACGAATGGTATTGCGTCAACTATTTTACAAAGAATATAAACGAAAGTCGCCAAGGTACCGTACACGAAAGTTATTAGTATCTTCAGAATTGGCCATAAGAACGCAAGAATGTGTACCACTACCATCAGAGGAACCAATAGGAGTGTTATAAAAGAAAAGAAAAAATTGAAAATGATGAAGATCAAATCAAAGTTTTTTACTCCGTCGTTAGTTGGAAATCTATTGTTAGTTGAATCACAAGTGGAATCTAAGATTTCTTTTATACCAAGGAATCTTCCTCTGTTCGAACCGTTATGATAACCATCAATAAATTGAGATACGGTATAAACCTTATTATATCCAAACTGATAGAATGTGTCTTCACAATTTATCGCAGTTTGAGGACTGACATAGTCATTCCAATCTAATGAGAAAGAATATGATTTTTGAAATTGTTGCCACTGTGTGTTTGCACTATAGTTTGGAGTGTATATTGGACTCTTTGGGTCTGAAAAATCTGCAGGATCTACAGCCGGATTTGTCCAACCATATTCTCTGATATTTGGAACCAAATAATATGCTCTTTTTACCTGTTTACCTAAATCAGGTTCTTGTTCCCATTTGATTTTGAATCTGTATTTTCCTTTTGTAGGTATACCTACATTTGGATCCAAAGAAATTGTTTTTTCTCCGAACTCATTTGTTACAACATAATCCAAATTCATAGGAACATCTACTAAGAATGTTCCATCTCCATCAATCACCTTAGCTCCACCATCAAATTCATAAACCTCCAGACCCGGTCTACCATTGGAGTCTTGTCCAACGGTCTGACGAATACATAATATTTCACCAGGACCCGATATAAGATCGCAAAGGTTGCCTGCTTCTGTAGAAGGTCTACAATTTTTTCTCAATACTCTTCTGTCGCTCGCAGAGATTACTGAACCCATGAATACAGCTGTTGGTTGGATATCGATATTTGCTTGTTCTCTTAGATCAAAGTCTACCCTATTGATTGCTATTTGACAAACTTCAGGTTGACCCCAAAGTGGTGAAACATCTATGTTAGCTTGAAGTGATATAATCTGCGGTAGAGACGCTAAGTTTGGTGAAGACGCAAACTGATTACCATTAAGTTGGGTCTCATTTGCAATTCCCATTCTTATTAAGTCTTGTGGTGTCAGACTAAACTCCCCTATATCGGAAAGATCACAGTCCATGAATACAGTCTGATTACCCAACGGAACACCCATTATCATATAATCCCCACTCTCATTAGTTCTGACAGTATACTTGTAGTACTTGTCATAAATCTGCATTACAGTTGGGTTGGTAAGAACGTCACTCCTTGATGGAAAGGTTCCCGTAGGAACGTGTGTTGAATATGATTTTTCGTATGGAAGAAGATTGTATCTATAACCATCTTCATTTTTTTCGTTTGTAGATTTGTATGGGTAAATTGAGGATACAATATCGTTATTCCTATCCTCTTCTTGGATTGGTACAAATACGGATACTTTAACATTGGGAACTCCGTATCCTCCATTGGCAACAACACGTCCAACCACAACTCCATAATCAGCACAGTTTCTCGTATAGATGTCCTCGCTTTGTATCTTCATGGAGAGGATCTCTAAGAAATCGAACTCTTGATCAATCTGTACATTTAACGTTTGATCTTCTCCGATTTGAGTTTTAATTCTATAAGAATTGGACATTCAGTGACTTTTTTGATAAATAGTTTAACCCCCATTTTCTAAGGAAATGGCGTACAATCTAATGATAATCTATCTGTACTGATAATAAACTTAAGAGAACTGAACGTTTTGGAAGTTCTTCACTTTCACTCTGATATCTTTGTTTGGATATCTGATTTGGTATACCTGATTTGGTTGTGCAAAAATGGTATCGTCTACAGGTCTTATCTGTCTTGTAACATCGTTCGAATATGCCATTGATGTTTGGAACCCTGAATATTGTCCTCCTACCTCATTGAATACATCGATTGCGGTCACAGTGATAACACCATTCTCGTCTTGAATCAAACTGTTGAGCTGTGACAAGTAGATGTTCTGACCTAAGTTTCTGATCTGTGGATCTAAGAAGGTAGAAACCTTGTTAATAATATTAGTAATAACTTGTCCTTGGTTTTGTGTGGCATCTAAGACAACCGAAATATCTAAACTCAAATCGATAACTTCCGCAGTTTCAATTGAAATGTAGTCGTTCATCATTCTATAGTTTGATAGGTAGTTTGCCAAGTTCTGTTTCAATGTGTTCGAAACAATCGAAGTCAATTTACCTGTAGTATCATAAGATAATATCTGAACGTTGATCTTGTTATTGTTTTCCGTAATTGCAACTTTTGCAGGTGCCCCGAATTGAGATGGCATTTTCCTGATAAGGGCTTCATAATCGTTCACCGTGACTGCTCTGTTCTGTGAGGAGAAGTTGAATGCGACGTAATTTCTTGTTTCTTCTACTGAAGGTTGTCCTGCTCCACCAATTGCCGCAGTGACGTTATTACACCTTAGAGAACTTGTAACTTGTTGGTTAATATTATCTGAAGGACCGTTAACAAAGAAACTAACTGTGCCTACTTGATTGATAACATTCGTACCTAAGTTTGTAGAAAGTCCACCACCAGTTCTATATTGAATGAATAAGGTTGTGTTTGCCCTTAAAGCAGAACCCAAAGACATATTGTTTTGGTATAATTGTAAATTCAAAGGTACCCCCAAAGTTGTAAACTGATCAAGAGCATCTTGTGAGGTGTTTGTTCCTCCACCAAAAGTCATCTTCAAAAATCCTTCGGGTGTATATTCTGTGATGAATCTATCGTTTGTTTGGATATACTTTCCGACTTTTATACCAGGTTGATCTGAAACCTTTGTTGGGTCTTCTACGAATATTCTATCCTCGGCTAAAGCATCAACTTCGTACCACCTGTTTTCAACACCTAAGAATTCGTTTACTGTTGGTACTGTTGTGTAACTTGTTCCATCTTTCAAAAGGACACTCGTAACACCCAAAACATTTTTCTCAGGTAAGAAAAGTTCCAAGAATGGTCTTACATCTGCCGGTCCTATTACTCTTTTGAACACTTTTGTAATACCATTTACAACCACTTCTCTTTTAGTAATTGTGTAGTTAACAATTCTATTACTCGAATCGAAGTTTGGAATTTTTAATCTGTTAGGAAATCCTTGTGAATTGTAAGGGGAAGCAAAATCAATATCCTCAACATTCTCGAATATTTGACCAGCGCCAACTACTTGAGATCCTCTCCTTAGTTGACCCAAGTATCTTTCATCTTCTTTGTCCCCAAATGCAGGTACAGTTATTGAAAAATCTACAAGAGCAACAGAAGGTCTTTGTCCCGGTATTTTCAGACCATAAGTTCTGGCGATATTATAAATTGAAGACCTCTGTTGAGCATATTGTAATACGGTCTCTTGTATACTCCTATCAATATGATAGTGTAAGTTGTCGGCTACGGCTGCATTTAAATCTAAGAATACAGAAAATACAGAAGCATCATTGAAATTCTGTATCAGTTCAGGGTAATAAGTACGAACATATTGTATGAGTTCTTCCCTTATACCTTCAAAATCTCTGGTTGTATATGAAATTTTACGATTAGCCATTTATGTTAAATATTGATGATTACAAAATCACTTGTTGCGAAAGTCGAATCTTGGACCGAGTATTCTATTTTTATTTTTGCGGTATATTCTGCAGTTCCTTTACCAGGGTATCTATAAACTTGTGATGTTTGAGCATTAATTTCCAATTGATCCTCCGCCTCCTCTCTAGGGTCCAATGGCTCAATTGTAATTCTGTTGAGTAGTAAATTTGGAATGTACTTTTCAACGTTAGCTCTGATGTCTGATTCTATCGCATCAAAAGTCAAACCGTCCATAGGTTCGAAGATATATTCATACAACCTTGTACCAAAGTCAGGTAGAAAATACCTTGCCCCTTTTCTCGTCAACAAAAGATTTATAAGATCCGCTCTTATCTCTTGGTTTGCCGTATTGGTTAAATCCAAGTAATCACCTCTGACTGAATCACGAAAAGGAAAATTTATACCGTATGTAGTACCGTCTCCCATATAGTGATAAATATACTTGGATTATTTTTCAATTAAAGTGATAGTACCTCTGACATGTTTGGGTTCGTATGGGCAGTGTCTACAACCTGAACCACAACAAAAACCTCTTTTGATGTGCCAATCTTCAGTGAACACTTTCTTACTACCTTCCATATAAAAATCAGAAGGGAGAAGTTGATTCTTCTCCCCCTGACTGTTTTTCTTTATTTCTTTAGACATTACGCCATTACGATTTCACAAGCACCTCCCGCACAAGCAACTTCGCCTGATAGGTCTGTGTTATCGTCAGCCTCAACAATCTTTGAGAGGTCAACGTCTTTGAGAGTTTCCATCAACTCTTCATATTTTTCTTTAGTGCAGTCCTCGAACGGAGCTTGAATGTACGTTCCACCATCGTAAGGTAAAACAGAAAGACCATTATAGTGTTCTCTGTTTTCCCACATCCACTCACCTACCGCTGGCCACTCGTGTTCTCTGATTGAGATTGTTGCCGATACGTTGTGAGTGTTGCTTCCTGTTCTGTGTCCACCTTTCACCCACTCAAGATGTACCTTCTTAACTCTCTCCAATAATTGAATTGGTGATTCGTTTCTTAGGATTGATCCTTCAGGTGCTTTTTGAGGGATTCCGATTACCGCAGTGTCGTGTGGTCTGAAATATTCATCCTCAATTAATTCAGGATGATTATTCTTTAGGTGGGTATAAATCGCTTCATTCTTACCTACTCTCACTCTTCTGATGTAGTAGTCGTTGTGCCATGCGTGGATTCCTGATGATGTACCCAATGTAAGTGAAGTTGTACCTGCTGGTTTTACAGTTGTACATCTTGCCGCTTTATTGACACCAAGAATAGTTGCAACTCTTTCGTTCTCTTCTTTAACAACTTTAGCAGCTGCTTTCATATTCAAACCAAGAACCGCACCTGATCCGATACCTGTCATTGATATACCAACAAGAGCATCTTTCTCTGTTGTTCTTTGCCAAATTGGTCTTAGATAGTGGAAGTCTGTGTAACCCGCCTGAAGTGTTCCAATGAACGCCGCAGCCTTTACTCTTGCTTCGTAATCTTCTTGAGATACCACATTAGATACGTTCACTTCTGTAAGGTTACAGAATTGGAACGGACGAAGTGCAATCTCACAACAAGGATTGGTTCCCCAATCTTTATCATTACTCAAATAGATACCGGGTTCACCAGCACCACTTGCTTCAATTCTCTTCCATAGATCCATAAAGTATTCTTTATCGATCTTGTGTCTTAATAGAGTTACTGAGTTGTTAGCTCTACCTCTTTGTGGGTTTTGTTCCCACCAAGCGCCACTCTTACATCCAATCATCTCATCATCAGATGCTGAGAATAAAGAGATAAGAGCCGCTCTTCTGATACCACCAGCAAGAACTGCGTCAGCCACGTGACATACCATATCATGAACTTCAATTGGTCTTAACTTTTCTCCATCCTCTTTTGAATCTAAGATACCTTCAAGTTTGATAAGACATTCTTTCAAAGGTTGAGGACCAGGTGCTTTACCTCCTGATGTTACAAGACGTGCCCCCTTAGGTCTAATGTCTGAAAAATCAAACTCAATCTTTGAACCACCGAAGAAATAAGACTTAACTAAAACCTTAACGGCATCTGCCCATCCCTCAATAGAGTCAGCAACTAACCATCTTCTTCCTCTTTCTTTATTTGGTTTTCTAATTTCAGGTAGTTGTTCTACGTGATGTTTTTGAACTGAGTAGCCAACACCTGTTCCACCTAATAAAAGGAACATGATTTCTGAAAATACTCTCCAATCATCAACTGGTGCAAATGCACAGTTGTAAATTCTGTTGGGAGATATCTCAATTGGTTTTCCTGCAAATTGCATTGATCTCATTGATGGGAGAACTTGTTTCTTGTAAACGTACATGTAGTTCTCACGGATTTCTTTTTCTAAGTTGGGATACATCTTGATATGCATCTCCATGTTTCTAGTTACGAGCTCTTGCCAAGTCTCTCTTCTCTTTAACTCTAGAATATACTTAGCGTATTTCATATACACTGTAATTTCTGAGAGTATTCGGTTTGAAATGTCCATGTTTTTGTGAATTTTAATAAATACTAATTTATGAAAAAATCGGGGATTTTAAATGATAAATATAGGTTCATCATCTAACCGACCCGATTTTGGATAAAAAAATCGTTGTTTTTTTTAAGTTTTTTTTCAAACGAGGAGATATTTAATTTCCTTGTTTTTGTTGTTGTTCTCTCTGTTTTCTTTTTTCGAGAAGTTCTTTAACACGATCAGATTTCTTCTGCTCTTGTTGTTCTTCAAATCCTAAGAACGTTACAGAAGCCTCTGTGTCGATTTCGAGAAGTTCATTGTTGAATTTACAGTTTTCAAAGACAACACCATCTTTACCGATACGTGACTTGGTGATCGCAATTGTAGCCAAATTGAGTTCTTTTTGTTGTAGAGTTTTTGCTACAGAAATGATTACGTGTCCTACTTGTGCTTTTTTGATTGATCCACCCATTTGGTCAGTAGTAACAACTTCTGATGAAATTGAACTTCTATTACCTTGGGTTGCGGTCCATCCAACCAAACCGAGTTCGTGACACATGGCTTCGAAGTGTCTCATGACTGACCCTTCACTTTTCCATTCATCACCTAAAGCCCTTTCTGGCATTACGCAATCAATGTAATCTAACACAACTAAATCAATCTTGTTACCATCAGCTATCATTTTTCGTAACTGGTTTTTGATTTGAAGCATTGTGAGTGAATCAGATGGTAGTTTTTTCAGAATCAATTTGTTAGGCATTGAGTTCTGAATCTCATGTATTTTTTCGAATACTTTATCTTTGTGAAAGACTAAATTATCGGGTTCGATACCAGTCCATATGGTAAAATGTTTTCTTTGTATAATTTTCGGATTGTCTTCAAAAAATATTTGAAGTACATTGAACCCCATGTTGAAGGCTGTATTTGCTATTTTGGTTAGGACCGTCGTCTTACCAACTCCTGTTGGTGCCAATATAACCCCGATTTCACCTTTAGCTAGTCCTCCTTTTAGGAGGTTATCAATACCCTTAATTCCTATCGGGATTGGAGATCTGAAATCTTCATCCAAGACCACATCCAAATTTTCGAAGACATCACCAGTACCGAGATCTCTCTCACCTACTTGTATTGCATCTCTTACTAGTTCTTCAACTTTGTCGTAAGATTCGAAATCACCTTCGTCGATGATTTTTTGTGCTTGTTTCATTGCCTTCTGTAATTCTTGTTGTTTACAGAATTTCAACGCCTTTTCTTGTACGAACACACTTCCATCGAATGGGGCCTCCTTAACTTGTCTAATGGTATCTAAGATAATCTTGAGAACCATCTCTGTGGATATCTCAGATTTAGCTATCTGTTCTAGAGTTTCAAATGTTGGGGTAGATTGGTACTTTGTGAAATACTCTTTCATCATTGCAACAATCATCTTGAAGTATTTGTTGTCGAAGTAAGTTGTTTCCAACACATCCATGATGGTGTGTGAAAAATCTTTGTCTACGATAATTTGATTGATTAATTGAATCTGAAAGGTATTACCTAAGTAGTCGAAATTTTTTTGCATATGTCTTGTTCTCTCACCCCTTGAATTTATAAATACTTCTTATGCCAACTCAATTCCACAGTATTCGTGATTTAATTCTGTTTTTGAAAAAATGTCAGTCAATGACGAAAGGATCTCTTTCAAATATGGTCTTACATCCACTGTATAACGAACTTTTGGTGGATATAATTTCGCATCAAAAACTCTATGACAAATTGTCTCATCTCCAACCTTCACGTAAAGGTGAAAATTTTCGGGTCCATCTGTGAAAGATGTTTCCATAATCTTTGGATCGTGCATGATGGCTTCTTTGTTGTCCAACATGTAAACTACAGTCTTCATTTTCAGATAATGATGAAGAGTTTCTTTTACCTCATACATGTATTCGTATAAGTCTGTAGCAACTCTAGCCTTTGGGTTGTACCCTCTGACGTTGAAAAATCTCTGTACAACAATGTTGTCGTTCAGTGTTAGGAGGAACTCCATCTTTACTTGATCTTGGTCTCTCATGTTTTTTAATTTTTGAATTTTCTTTTTTCTTTTCTTATTAACTTCATGAATGGTTTTAGGAAGTCTACCCACGCTTCATTGTTTTTTGGTAGGTACTTGAACAGTCCGTCTTCCATCATGTACTTCATTAGATTTTTATATCCTCTATCGGTAGGATCTAATTCTTCGGTATGAATTGATTCAACAAGTTGTTTGCCTTCATCCGTTATAAGTGGATTTCCTAAGTCCACTATTAATTTGTTTATTTGGTAGTATTGTTCTCCAAGTATACCCCTTTTTGTCCTTCCTGTCAAAATATTATCAATAACTTTTATAGGTTTTTGTTGTGGGATATTTCGTGCATTATCGAGTATTTCTTCAATTGTGCATGATTTAACCAGCAAAAATGGGAAGTATTTCGACAAACTTTTTTCACCCAAAGATTGGATACCCTCAATGTTATCAGACTTATCTCCCATCAGTATTTTACAAACCAATACATTTTCATGCGGAACCTCAATATCTTTAAATTTTATTTTTTCTCCGAATTTATGTATCTGTTTTGTAACAGGGGAATAAATTGAAACTCTTGAACTTATTAATTGTGTAAGATCTTTGTCGGCTGAGAATATTGTAATAGTTTCTTTATTTGCGACAGAACAGTAATAGGCTATAAGGTCGTCCGCTTCATTATCTTTCATCTCGACCTGTCGGACAAACACCTCCTCCAAATACTGTTTCACCCTACTCTTCTGTGTAAGATAGGATTCGTATTTGTACTCGTTCATGTTTACTCTACGATTCGCCTTATATTCGGGGTATATTTTTTTTCTTACAGAAGAGTTCGAGTCACCGTCCCAAAAGACAACAACTTTATCGTACTCCTGCTCCTCTAAAAATCTACGTAATGTATTAATGAAGTGATATACTCCCCCGATGTGATTACCGTCGTAAAAGAGTTCTTTGACCCCGTGGAATCCAATTTTGAATAGGTTGTCCCCATCCACCAACAATGTCTTAGTCACATAATCTATTTAAGGGTGATCAATCTTCTTTTTCTTCTGTCAAATCAAAGTCGCCGTCAGCTCCGATGATTTCTTTCCAATAGTCTGCATATTCTTTTTTGTATGCTTCTATGGATGCTTTTTCTTCAGTTGTATCTTTACCTGCTAAGAAACCGTGAGGTGTAACAATAATTCTTCCATCGTCGTACCCTAATCCATTGATGTGGTTTTTCATAACAGATACTTTGCTCCTGACAGCAAACTTAACAGTTCTCTTATCTTTGGTTGCAGTGATCTTTGTTGTACCAGCACCTTTCTGATTACCGAAAAGAAATACTAAAGAGGAATTCAACCAAACCGATTCACCACCTTTAGCCTTAATCTTCGGTTGTCCGAACGGATTGTCAGGAAGTTCAACCCATGGTTGGTTAATGATAATAAGTGTATTTTCGTATTCATTATCTGATTTCCTTGATCCTGAGATTCTTTGATTGATCCCCATACCAATCTTATCTGATAAAACTGATGCGTTGTGTTGTTTACCCCCTTTACCTTCGTAAGTCATTTTGCAAGGTACAGATCCGACCGAATCCCAAATGAAACATAAACTATAGTTCAATTCACCTTTTTCTTGAGCATCCAAGAGTTGATTGATATAATCAGTAATTTGTTCAATATAACTAAAGTTATTGTTGAATAAGAAAAAACCATCCCAATCCATTTCTCCTGTTTCAGTATCAACCACTTCTTCACATTGGAATCCCATAAATTTAGCGTGGTCAAAACTCCATTTCTGCTCTGTAATTATGAATACAGGGAGAATCTCTTTTTTCTGAGCGTCGACCGCCGCCTTGATTGCTGCAGTAGTTTTTCCAGTGTCAGAGTGCCCCAAGAACATGTTTATATGTCCAACTGCAGGACCAGGAAGTCCAACTGCATCTAAAAAGTCTGAACCAAGATCCAAAAATCTTTGTGGTTTATATTTTGCTGAAGTAGAGAACTTCTTTTTTAAATTACCGAAATCGTTTTTCTTGATTGCCATATTATCGTATTAAAAATATGTTCCCGACACGAATGTCGGGAACATGGTATAAATTAGAATGGTAAGTCACCATCAACATCTGCATCTGCTTGTGGGTCTACGTAAGTGGTAGATTTGTTACCACCTAACGAAGTTGTGCCTTCTTCATCATTACCATAGACATAGCCACCTTTTTCTGAATCCCAACGTGGAACTTCACCACGTGCAATCGCTTCAAGATACTCAACAGGCTTTTTAGAATATACATCTTGCCAAGTCAAGTCATCAGAAATCCACTGATTCATCACATCCTTATCTGTATGAACAGGACATGGATCATCGTACATGATTGTAGAAACGGTGGTGTATTCTTTACCTTTTGGAGTTTTAGATTTTGTTAACTCGATGATCAAATCACGACCTTTCTCAGGATCAGTGATATCACCTTTATTTCTCCAAATAGGGATTATCTTATCTAAGATACCTTCGTTCTTGTAGTTGTGTTTGAAACGCCAGAACT